GTTGATGTTGATGACACCCTCGATAGTATCTTTAGCTCTGATATGGCAATTGGCAAATACGTTGCACAAAGGGCGGGCATCGGTATCAACGCAGGCAGAATCCGTGGCATCAACAGTAAGATCAGAGGTGGAGAAGTTCAACATACGGGTGTTATCCCATTTCTCAAAAAGTTTGAATCGACTGTCCGATGCTGCACACAAAATGGCATCAGAGGTGGATCAGCAACTGTCCACTTCCCAATCTGGCACCAAGAAATCGAAGACATCATTGTCCTGAAGAATAACAAAGGTACAGAGGACAATCGCGTAAGAAAACTTGACTACTCCATCCAGATTTCAAAACTTTTCTACGAACGTTTCATTACGGATGGAGAGATTAGCCTCTTCTCACCGCATGACGTACCAGGTTTGTATGATGCTTTTGGTACTGATAATTTTGACGACTTATATGTGGGTTATGAACGAGACGAGTCTATTCCTAGAAAAACTATCGGGGCACAGAAACTAATCCTTGATCTTCTGAAGGAACGTGCAGAGACTGGACGCCTTTATATCATGAACATTGATCACTGCAACTCTCATTCTTCCTTCAAAGATAAGGTTGAGATGTCTAACCTCTGTCAAGAAATCACTCTTCCAACCTATCCTCTGAATCACATTGATGATGAGTATGGTGAGATTGCACTTTGCATTCTGTCTGCCATCAATGTTGGTAAAGTCAAGTCTGATGAGGAACTTGAGAATCTTTGTGATCTTTCTGTTCGTGGACTAGAAGAACTGATTGACTATCAGAAGTACCCTGTAAAGGCAGCAGAAATCGCTACAAGGGCGCGTAGATCGCTTGGTATTGGTTTTATTGGTTTGGCACACTATTTGGCAAAACTTGGATATAATTACGGCGATCAAGAGGCATGGGATGCGGTTCACGGACTCGCTGAAGCTTTCCAGTATTACCTTCTAAAGGCATCTAATCAACTGGCTAAGGAAAAGGGACACTGTGAATACTTTGGACGCACTAAGTATGCAGACAATATCCTTCCTATAGATACTTATAAGAAAGATGTTGATGAAATTTCTAGTCAAGAATTAGCACATGATTGGGAAAGTCTTAGAGAGTCTATCTCCACCTATGGTTTACGGCACTCAACATTGTCTGCTCAGATGCCATCAGAGAGCAGTTCCGTTGTGTCAAACGCAACAAATGGAATCGAGCCACCTAGAGACTATTTGTCCGTTAAAAAAAGCAAAAAAGGCCCGCTCAAACAGATCGTCCCGTCTTACGCTTCTCTTAAGAATAATTACACCCTTTTGTGGGATATGCCTAATAATAGGGGCTATATTAATATTGTTGCTGTGATGCAAAAATTCTTTGATCAAGCAATTTCTGGTAACTGGAGTTATAATCCAGAACATTATCCTGACAATGAAGTCCCAGTATCTGTAATGGCACAAGACTTTTTGACTACATATAAGTACGGTTGGAAAACCTCTTACTACCAGAATACAAACGATCTAAAGTCTGACGAAGTAGAGGATGACAAAGAAAAACTAAATAGTCTTTTACAAGAATTAGAACAAGCCGAGGAGGGAGAGTGTGAATCCTGTGCAGTTTAAGGTTTCATCCGTGGACAACAAAAAGACAGAAGTCAAAGGAATGACTGTCTTTAACACAGAACAAATAGATACCAAAAAACAACCAATGTTTTTTGGAAAACCTCTGGGAGTCCAGAGGTACGATTCATATAAGTATCCTGTTTTTGATAAACTGACTACCCAACAACTTGGATACTTTTGGCGTCCCGAAGAAGTATCTCTACAGAAAGATCGTGGAGATTATCAAACTCTTCGTCCAGAGCAGAAGCACATCTACACTTCTAATCTGAAGTATCAGATTATGCTCGACTCAATTCAGGGCAGAGGGCCTGGAATGGCATTCATTCCTTACTGCTCTCTTCCTGAACTAGAAGCGTGTATGGAAGTCTGGGGATTCATGGAAATGATCCACAGTCGTTCTTACACCTACATCATCAAGAACGTTTATGCGGATCCTTCAGAGGTATTCGATAAGATCGTCACCGACAAGCGTATTCTGGAGCGTGCTAGCAGCGTTACAGAGGCATATGATGACTTCATTAACGGTGCTCAAAACTGGGGCAACGGACATATGTGGGAGAAAGATTTTAGAGAATCACCAACCGCACAATGGGAGATCAAAGATGTCAAGCGTAGACTTTACAGAGCAGTCGCAAACGTTAACATTCTTGAAGGTATTCGGTTCTACGTTAGTTTTGCTTGTAGTTTCGCCTTTGGTGAACTTAAGCTTATGGAAGGATCAGCTAAAATCATCTCTCTTATCGCAAGGGATGAAAACCAACATTTAGCAATCACTCAAAATATCCTAAACAAGTGGAGACAAGGTGATGATCCCGAAATGAAGCAAATCATGAAGGAAGAAGAAGAGTGGACTTATAAAATGTTTGATCGTGCTGTTAACGAAGAGAAGAAGTGGGCGGACTATCTGTTTAAGGATGGTTCGATGATTGGACTTAACGATAAACTTCTTCAGCAGTATGTTGAATGGATTGCTAATCGTCGTCTGAAAGCACTTCGACTGAAACCTCAATATGATATTCCAGCATCCGCTAATCCTCTGCCCTGGACACAGCATTGGATCTCCTCTAAGGGGCTTCAGGTTGCTCCTCAGGAAACTGAGGTAGAGTCCTATGTGGTTGGTGGTATCAAGCAAGATGTGAAAAAGGACACATTTAGTGGTTTCCAACTATAATTTATGCTTAAATAGGGGGAGTAGTTCCCCCTTTTTATGCCTAAAAATGAATTAGATAAAGAGGAACTAAAAGTTCGGATTTATAAACTCAAAAATAATGTTGATAACGAACCTGAAACTGTATGGCAAGGAGAAAAGGATCTAGCACATAAATACCTCAACTGGGTATTAGACATTATAGATGAGTATCGATATTGATTATCAAAACCCATGGATGTATCAGGATAAACCTTTTACTTCTGACGATGTTTTGGATTATTATGGTTTTGTTTATAACATTACTAATCTCACAAATCGACGACAGTACATTGGGCGAAAATATTTTTATCAACATAGAACGCCTAAAGGCAAGAAACGCAAAGTAAAATCGGAATCCGATTGGAAAAAGTATTATGGATCTTGTCCAGAACTTAAGAAAGACATTGAGCTCTTGGGGCGACAGAATTTTAGTAGAACTATCCTGTCATTACATAAAACACCTGGCAAAACAAACTTTGAAGAAACCCGACAACTCTTCGCCCATGGGGTTCTCACTGAATCCCTTGACACAGGAGAACCCAAATACTACAATAGTAACATCCTCAGCAGATACTTCCGAAAAGATTATTATGGAAATGGAAACGGATGTAGTGATGCAAGCTCGTGATTGGGCCATTAATCGTATTGAAAAGATGGCAACAACTGAATCAGTTGATCAAATTTATGACAGACTTGCAATGATGGATGAATGGTACGAATGGTTCGATCTTGACAAAATGGATGGAATGGACTACATTGTACTCGAAGATACAACTCAAAGTTCTGAAACAGAAATCTGAGTTTCTTTTTGGGTACGTAGCATAATGGATAATGCCCCCGCCTTCTAAGCGGTAGATTGTAGGTTCGAGTCCTACCGTACCTGCCTCGCGGGATTAGTTCAGTGGTAGAACGTCAGCCTTCCAAGCTGAATGTCGTCGGTTCGAGTCCGATATCCCGCTTGCCCTTAAGGGCACACGCAAGATTAGCTCAGCGGTAGAGCAATTCGTTTACACCGAATTGGCCGGCGGTTCGATCCCGTCATCTTGCATTCCTCAGGAGGACTATGAAAAATGATTATCGTCAGATGCAAAGAATGCAGAACTGAACTAACAAGCAATAGTAAAGTTCAATTCTGTGGTTGCCCTAATCAAATGCGTGTAGTGGGTGACAAAGTTGGTGCCATTGACTTAAGTAAAGTTGTGATGGTATCCAACAATGTTGAGAAAAAAATTGATAGTCATTTCTCAAGAGAAGAACTTCTTTATCAAGAACAGAGAAGAAAGAGAAAGGTTCGTAAGTTAGATTTTGATGTTAGATGAAGAAGCTTTGGCGGATTTGGGCAAAAGCATTAGGACGTAAAGATGGACGAGATGATAGAGAAGCAGATATTATTGCTTGCATACGTACCTTCATTCTTATGTCTTACATGGTTACTAATATCGCTATTGTTGCAAATGCCGTGAGGCACTGGAATGATAATTCTTGCTCTAATTGTGTTAGCACAAATCTCTTAAGAAATACTTAAATGTCTAACTAGTATCATGCCGTTCCTATTTTAAGAAAATGCATCCCGACGAATACGCTAATTGGGAAAGAATTAAAGAAGTTTTTGAGGAAAACGGAACAACAGAAAATTTCTTTTATAAGCGAGCTTGTGCTATAGTGAGTGGGTTACCGGATCCGATGAGTAACTTACCTAATGTCACACAGGATGGATGAAATCAAACCTGAACACTATGTTACTGAAAAACAGTGTCAGGAAATGATTGATAAAGCAATTGACAAACACAATAAAACTGCTACTATAATAAGTGCGATTTTAGGATCTATAATTTTAGGATTTTATTCTCATGGATTGTTTGTCTTAGTTAATAAGTAATGGAAACCTACACGATTGAGGAATTTCAAGAACGTTGGGACGAGATGATATCTCGCGTGGAAAATGGTGAGCATATAGCAATCACTAATGGAAAATGCACTGCAGTTATGATATCTGCAGATGATCTTGAGGGACTGTCGCATATTGGTTAATGCGCTCTGCTTATAACGGAGTCAATCGGGTTCAATTCCCGACAGTCCTACCAGGGGGTTTAGCAATCTGGTGAATGCAGCAAACTCATAATTTGCCTAAGGCGAGTTCGATCCTCGCAACCCCTATTGACAAGGATACATAAGTCAGTTATACTTGACTCGTCAACACACAAGACAATGACACTGACTAGCAAATTCAAGAAGGATGTACAGACTCTCCGAAGTGCAGCAAATGGAGAATTCTTTCTCGATGTAAAGAACCCAAAACTTTTCAAGAAAGTACGCAAGTTTTATGAGAACAGCGGTGTGGTTTTTTCTGGCGATCCCATGGATGACTATGACATCCTGATGGAATACGTGTATAATGATCTTGAAACCATCGAAGTCCAATGAAAGTTCTTCTCGAACGCTTCCCATATCGTTACGTTGAGTGTGGTGTCCTAGAAAACGGACATCCAGACTATCGTATTCAAAAAGCACATTACTACACCAAGCGATACAGCGATATGTATTTGCTGGATAATCAAATGCAACTTCTTACTGCTATTGATGACTTTGAATACACCAAGTGGTTAGATCCTGAGGGTGTTCCTTGTTATATCAAAGACGTTGTATCTAAATAGTCATATAGAATTATTTGATTACTATGGCAACAAAAGGAACAGCTGCGAAATCTGCATCCGGTGCAGCGATGTCTAAGTATGATGTTGAAGTCGAAGGAAGACTTCAAGCACTTGAGGCAAAAGCACACGAGAAATGTGGTAGTGGCGCAGATGCAGATAGAATTGCTGCATTAGAAAAAAGAGTTGAAGAACTTACAGAAAAAATTGCATATAAACTTGGCATCTAATATAATACTAGAGTAAAATTCATTTATCATGTCTGAATATACAAAAACTGCACTGGTTCTCGGTGCAGGTGGCTTTATTGGAAGTCATATGGTAAAACGACTCCGCGAAGAGGGATATTGGGTTCGTGGAGTCGATCTTAAGCAACCAGAATTTTCCTCCACTAGAGCGAATGAGTTTGTTCTTGGTGATTTGAGGGATGTTTCTTTTGTTAAACGAGTCCTTGAGTTCAAAGGATATCGTGGAAACTTTTACAACAGCGTTCCTGAAAGACTGATTGAATCTTTTGATGAGATCTATCAGTTCGCTGCAGATATGGGTGGTGCAGGTTTTGTTTTCACTGGTGAGAACGATGCAGACATTATGCATAATTCTGTATCCATCAATCTAAACGTTCTCGAAGAGCAACGTAGGTTGAATGAAAGAACTGAGGTAAACAAGACTAAAATCTTCTACTCTGGTTCTGCCTGCATGTATCCAGAACACAATCAACTTGATCCTGATAACCCCGATTGCCGTGAAGAATCAGCATACCCCGCCAATCCAGACTCAGAATACGGATGGGAAAAACTATTCAGTGAGCGTCTCTACTTCGCTTACAATCGTAATTACGGCATTCCTGTTAGGGTTGCTCGCTACCACAACATCTTTGGCCCCGAGGGAACCTGGGAGGGTGGAAGAGAGAAAGCTCCAGCTGCAATCTGCCGTAAAGTCGCTGAACTACCGGCGCTCGGTGGATCCATCGAGGTGTGGGGAGATGGCTTACAGACTCGTTCCTTCCTGTTCATTAATGAATGCGTTGAAGCAACTAGAAGGTTGATGGATAGTGACTTTATTGGCCCTGTCAATATTGGTTCTGAAGAGATGGTTACCATCAATCAGTTAGTAGAGACTACCGCTAAAGTTTCTGGTAAGGTTGTTCAGAAGCGTCATAAACTTGATGCACCACTTGGTGTTCGTGGACGCAACTCTAACAATGATCTTATTCGCGAAAAACTTGGATGGGATTATTCTCAAACACTTGAAGAAGGAATCGGATTGACGTATACTTGGATTGCTAAGCAGGTATCAACACGATGAAAGTTACAATATTAGGTTCAAGTGGACAGATTGGTGCTTATCTAGTTGAGCATCTTTCTGCTAAAGGGCATGATGTTACGCCATTTGATATTGCTCGACATCATGGTGAAGATATGACTCAGATTCCGAATCATAATCTTGATCGTGTTATCAAGGATGCGGACTTTGTATTTGTTCTTGCTTTTGATGTTGGTGGTTCTAGATATCTCAAAAAGTATCAACATACGTTTGACTTTGTTAATAATAACTCTCGTATGATGGTAAACGTTTTTAACTTGCTTAGCAAATATCATAAACGTTTTGTCTTTGCATCTTCGCAAATGAGTAATATGAGTTACTCTCCTTATGGTGTACTAAAGCGTGTTGGTGAACTCTATACCAGCACTTTGAAAGGATTGACTGTCAAGTTCTGGAATGTCTATGGCATTGAGAAGGACATGGAAAAAGCACACGTCATCACTGATTTCATCCGTAAAGGGTTTGAGGAGGGTGATTTTGATATGATGACTGATGGCACTGAAGAGCGTCAGTTTCTCTACGCAGAGGACTGCTGCGAGGCACTGGAGACAATAATGGAAAGTTATACTGACTTCAAACCAGAGGATCCACTTCATATCACATCTTTTAATGCAACCACGATTAAAGATGTTGCAGCAATTATTATGGGACAATTCCGTATGATTGATAAGGAAGTACACATCAAACCTGGACTTGCAAAGGACAGTGTTCAGATGGATAAACGTAATGAAGCTGACACTTATATCACTGGGTGGTGGTTACCTAAAACCAACATGCAAAATGGTATTGCAAAAGTATTCAAAGAAATGAAAAAAAATTATGGCTACTAATCTCACTGAAATTAGAAATTTTCTCAACGAACCTTACAATGATCTTGGTGTGAACGCCTGGATTTTTGCAGACTTGGTGAAGACATACAAGAATGCAAGATTTATGGATCTTGGAGTTCGTCTCGGTGCATCATCTGCAATTATGTCTATTAATGCTGATGACAACAATAATCAGGTGTGTGGTTGTGATTTGAAGTTTGAGGGTTTTGAACGAACAGGTGCTCGTTTTGTTCAACCAAACTATATGTGTTACATGGCAGATAGTGTAACTCTTGGCAAAAACTGGGATGAAGATCCTTTTGACATTGTTTTTATTGATACAATTCATACCCGTGAACAGGTTCTTGCTGAAATATATTTTTGGATTGAAAATCTAAAAGAGGGTGGATACCTTGTGTTTCATGATACACACTCAATTGCTCATAATGGTGAAGACATTGTTGAATCTGAATACACTTACGGAGATACCATCGGAGGAGTGAAGGTAAAACGTCCTGATGTCGCTATCACTGATTTCTTTGGACTTTCTGAAAGTATTCGTGACAGGACTCAGTACGAAGACGACAATATTAAGATTGAGCATTACAAACCATCTCACGGTATGACTTTTGTTCAAATCAAAAACTTAGACGCAATCAAAGAATATAAGAAAAATATTAATTGGGATCATGTCTTTGAAACTCGTAACTGGTTGAACGATCTTCACTTCAACACTGAAAATCCTAAATTTGTTGATTGGCAACAAGACATTCCTAACATTCAAAACGAACTTGTTATCACTCCATGACGTTTCAAGTATCGCATTGGAGCGGTAGACTTGGTAATAATGTGCAGCAAGTTGCAAACTGCATTATGGCTGCCGAAAAATATCAGTCCACCTTCACACAAAATTTAGATCATGATATTATTTCTAACTACACTGTTGACTTCAATAACGTGAATGTCTCCAATGTAAGTGGTAGAGGCAGATATTACTGTTGGGAACCACTTATTCATTGTGAGAAAGGTATTCGCGAAGGAGGAAATGAGACAGGTGTAGATAGAGACTATATCTATGCCAATATGCATCGTATTTGTAAAGAGTATGTCGCACCTTTTCTAAAACTTCCTAGAAAGGAAACGATTGATGACAAAACAATTGTGATGCATTTGAGGAGTGGTGACAATTATCATCGCATCTTTAATCCTCCAACAAACTACGTTCCTAACCCTCTCATCTTTTATCTTAATTTGATTGAGAGTTTTGAGAAGTGTATTCTTATCACTGAACCTGATGATAAGAATCCTATTGTTCATGAGTTGAAGAAGATTGATAAGGTTCAGATTCAATCCTCTACAGTTGCAGAAGACTTTGCAACTTTGATGAGTGCTAAGAATGTTGCACTTTCTGGTGTTGGTACTTTTGCGATGGCAGCAGCACTCTGCTCAAGTAATATTGAGAATCTGTTCACTACAGATTTGCTGTTGACTGAGCACCTAAATTATACTATGCTATTCAACACTGACGTTGATGTTCATGTGATGGAATTGGGAGATGATTATATTCCAGTCATTCCTTGCAGTTGGGCTAACACTGAAGAGCAAAGACAATTTATTCTAGATTATAGATGAAAATCTTCGTTACAGGTTGTGCTGGTTTGCTCGGTGCAAACTACACACGACATCTTCTTGCCTCTGGGCATGAAGTAATAGGTATTGATGATCTCTCTGGAGGGTACAAAGCGTTTGTACCTAAAGGGGAGAAATTTACGTTTGTGAAATTAAACCTAGAAAAGAGGAAGAAAGTTGCTGAACTTTTTCAGGAGCATCAGCCTGATGTTCTCATTCATTTCGCTGCGTATGCGGCTGAAGGACTTTCTCCTTTTATTCGTAATTTTAATTATCGTAATAATCTTATCGTTTCCGCTAATCTAATTAACGAGTGTATTACTTATGGAACGAAGATTATCTTTACTTCTAGTATGGCAGTCTATGGAGATCAAACTCCTCCATTCACTGAAGACAAGCGTCCACAACCCGTTGATCCATATGGTATCGCAAAGTACGCCGTTGAGTGTGATTTAAAACTTGCTCACGAGCAGTTCGGACTTCGATATAACATTGTTCGCCCTCACAATGTTCTTGGCATCTATCAAAATATTTGGGATAGGTATCGTAACGTAATCGGTATTTTCATTCGTAAGGCACTTAACGGACAACCTATTCTTGTATACGGTGACGGAGAACAGACTCGTGCTTTCTCTGATATCAAATACTACATGGAACCTTTTGATAAACTTCTTACGGGACACGATGGTGAGACATTCAATATTGGTGCTGACAAATACTTTACACTGAATGAAGTTGCAACGACTGTTCAGACTATTGCTGCAAAGTATGGATATGAAGTTTCTATTGAGCATGGAGAGCCACGCCATGAAGTAAAACACGCTTATTGTGATCACACTAAAGCAAAGACACTGCTGAACTTCCAAGACAATACAAACCTTACAGAACTTATTGAAAGTATGTTTGTTTGGGCAATGAAACAACCAAACAGAAAGGTAAAGGATATGGAATATGAAGTCACAAAGGACATTTATGATTATTGGAAATGATTGATTACGAGGGGCAATATCCAACAGGATCTGAGAGATATTTTGCCGATAAACATGATAGATTAAAGTGTAAGTTTCTTGGATCTGAGGACATTATTGAAAATCATTCTCAGTCAATGCAAGATATGTTTGTTCTCTCTGTACTAAACGGAAAGAAAATAGGAACTTATGTTGAGATTGGAGCAGATCGCCCAAGGGTTATTAATAATACTTGGCTACTTGAATCGATGTATGATTGGGAGGGAGTTTCGTTTGAAATTGATCCCATAAAAGTAGATTACTTTAATACAATTAGACAAAACAAATGTATTTGTCAGGATGCCACTTCGTTCGATTATAAATCTCTTTTTGTAGAGAGAAATTACCCAAAGCAAATTGATTATTTGCAATTAGATTGTGATCCTCCTCAGATTACTCTTGAGTGTTTGAAAAAGTTACCTCTTGATGATTATAGGTTTTCAATTATCACTTTTGAAACAGATTTGTATGCAGGAGGACATGCAGTTCAAAAAGAACAATGGGAAATTTTATGTAGTTTGGGGTATAAAAGAATTGCAAAAAATGTGAAAAATGAGGGTAACCCTTATGAGGACTGGTGGATTGATCCATTAGTCATATCTGAAGACAGATATATGCCTTTTATGATCGATGATGTAGAATTTAGTAAAATTATTTTAGACTGATGAAAGTTTTTGATTCGTTTATTTTCTTCAATGAACTTGAGTTGCTTGAGATGCGACTCAATATTCTAGGGGATGTTGTAGACAAGTTTGTTCTTACAGAGTCTCCATTTACTGTCAGTGGTAATGAAAAACCACTGTATTATGAGGAAAATAAAGATAAATTTGCTAAGTGGCACGACAAAATCGTGCATAATATCACCGAAGAGATTCCAAATGACTTCTCTCATATGATGGAGAAGAGCAAATTTCACATTGGATACGGTGAACGTGATCCATATGGACAGCGTTTCATTGATTTACCCATCAGATTTCAACGTGCAGTGTATAATCGTAATGCAAGTTGCTTTGGTATTGAGAAGGCTGGTGCAGAGGATAGTGACATCGTGATGACTAGTGACGCTGATGAAATTATCAATCCATATGTCTTAGAGGACACCTCTTGGTTCAATCCTGACAACCATTACGTCGCTGTTGGTAATGCTTATTACTACAAATTGAACTTCCTGTATCAAGATGACTGGATGGGAACACGTCTTTGCACTTGGAAACACCTCAAAGGCACCACAATTGATCAACATCGCCAAGATCACGTCAAAGCACACAAGATTGAAAACGCATCTTGGCACTTTAGTTTCTTAGGTAACGCTGAGAATTTCAAACTGAAACTTGCTTCCTATGAACATACAGAAAACAATACTGCTGCTAACATTGCTAATGCAGAAGAAAAAGTAGAGAAAGGACTTGATCCTTTGAATCGTGGTATGACTTACAGAGCAGTTCCCATTGACGAAAGTTACCCGGAATATATTCAAAACAACCAGGAGAAGTACGCAGAATTTATTAAACCATGGAATTAATTGAAGGTGTAGCACTATCAGAACTCTGTGATTACTCGTTTGGCGATCAAGCGGGACAGTGGAGTGGTATCTACACACATTTTATGAAAGACGCTAACTTGACGAACACTGAGTTTGTCAACAAAGTATTTGAAATTAAGAAAAGCAGAGATTATATGACTCTGTTTATTGATAATATCCGTTTATATAATAGAAAGATTGATGAGGTAAAACCCGAGGATTGGCCTGTTGTTAGAGCGATGATGCAGAAAAGTAATCTTCTTAGTCTGTGTAGTAACTTCATTGATATGAAGTTTATCATCTTCACAAATCTAGAGGATACACCACTTGATAAGCACATTTTAACTTGCTTACCCAATAATGTTACTCGTGTTATCGCCGTAAATTCTGTCGTTGTAGGTAATAAAGTGATTCCTGCCCCTTATGGTGTGCAAAGAAGGATGAGTCCTAGCGATGATAGAATTGAAGTCTTGAAATCATACATGGATAAGGACAATAAATTAAGTCCTAGATCATTTAGATTGTTATATGTTGGTGTGAATGAAAACTCACATGAAGAAAGGAAGGGATTAACACAACAATTTATTAATGAACCTTGGGCAAGTGTAGAGACACAAAGGGTTGACTTTGAAACCTACCTTGATAGAATGTGGAGGTGTAAGTTTGTCTTGTGTCCAAGAGGAAACGCTATTGATTGTCACAGAAACTGGGAAACGATCTATATGCGTCGTGTTCCAGTGATGAAACGCACACCCTTTTTGGAAGAATTGTATAAAGATTATCAAGTTCTTTTTGTAGATAACTATTCTGAGGTAACTGAACAACTGCTTATAGATAATAATCAGATGTTTTTGGATGCTCAAACGCAAGATTTATCCAAACTTGATCTTAACAACTTTTTTGAAACATGGAAAAAACCTTAGTAGTCTCAAATTATAATTGGGATCTTGAATGGTTGAAGATGACATATGATTATGGATTCTCTCCTCAAAATACTGTCATCTATGACAAAAGTGATGTTGATAAAGACTTGTCTCATCTTGGTGAAGTTATTAAATCTCCTAATGTAGGTGCTAATCAATTTGATATACTTAGATTCATCATAGAAAACTATGAAAATCTCCCAGATATCAGTATTTTCATCAAAGGAAATCTTTTTTCTAGAGGTGAAAACTATTACACGACGGAAGAAAAATTTGTAAAAGCTTTAAACTCTACAGAACTTTTTAGTATATGGGTTGATAAAAATGTATTAGTTGGAGATTTAAGACATACCGATTATACTCCTCTTGAAACACTTAACAAAGGAAGATTAATTCAACCAGTGGCCTGGTGTAATTATGAGCACAATAGTGACTTAGAAAATAGACATTTTTGTAATCATCATGAGGTTCTTGATTGGTGTTTTGTAGATCCACCTAAAACTAATACCATTGAATTCATACCAGCATCAAATTTTGCAGTACCAAAAGAAGCAATCCTCAAATATTCCAAGGATGTGTATGAAAAAATGGTTAGTTGTTTGTTCTATGAGCCAGATTCTAGGTATGATCCAACTTGTGCAGAGGCTCACATGATTGAAAGAATGTTTTATTTGATTTGGAGTGAAGATTTAGTAGAAAAGATCACTAACGTATAATAAATAACACAAAGAAAAACCATTGATGCTTTAAAATGACTGCAGTGCCGTATAAGGGATCTCCAATCTTCAATGAAGACGGGACATTTAGAAAAGAAGATGATAAAGTTCAAGGAAGAAGTTACAGCAGTAATTTAACTAAGCTCCTTAAGCAATTACCAAAATTGCAGAATTTGCAGGAAGGCAAAAAAGCATCTCCTGTAATGGCACATATTTCTCTTACAAATTCTTGTAATCTGACTTGTTCTTTTTGCTGTTTTGCAAACAGAGATATCTCAGAAAAAATGCCCACTGAAAAGGTATTTCAGGCACTTGAAAGTTTTAAAGCAATTGGTGTAACTGGTGTTGAATTTACTGGTGGTGGAGAACCAAGTATTCATCCAGACTTTAAAGCAATCGTACAATATGCTAAAGATTTAGGATTTAGTCTTGGTATCTGTACAAATGGTGCTAGGTTTGGTGCTAATCGTGCAATTAAAAAAGATATTGTAGAACTATTTGACTGGGTTCGCTTAGGCATGTATGGTTTCTATGAGGGTTATGAATATGATTTAAGTGTATTTGAAGGAACTAACTGTAAGCCATCTGCTGCATATGTCTGGGATGAAAACCTTGAGACATCTAAAAATCCTAACATTACTGGTGAATGGAGTGATGTTAAGAACAAGCGTGTGCTTTCTAAAAAATTCCAGACTACCGAAAACTTTATTCGTATGTTAGACTGGGTGGAGGAAAATCAGATTCCTTGTCGCATCGCATTCAATGCTATCAAAGATGTCAAAGAAACCGAAAAGGATATTGAAACTATCCGTGGTATCATCGAGGCATATGAAAAGGATCGCGGCAGAAAAATGAAGTCTGCATTTTTGTCTGACTTTAATTTTAAGGGTGAACGAAGAAATGATCATTGCTATATGCACATGGTAAAACCATTTTTGTTCACTGACGGATATGTTTACGCTTGTCCGTCCGCAGAGTTGTCTATTGAGAACAACTACAACTATGTTCCAGAATCTCAATTTGCTGTATGTGACATTGATGGTATTGAAGATTTTTATAATCAAGGGCCAACTTTGAGACATCATGCTTGCCATTATTGCAAGTATGCTATGCAAAATGAACTAGTTGACGATATTCTTACTGATACTATTCACAATGATTTCGCTTGATATGCATCAATTCACCAAAGACTATTATGAGGATGGTGTAAGAAAACATATTTCTGGGTATGAAGACTACAAATGGATGCCCACCCGTTCAATTCCTGAAGCACTTGATATTCAAAATCACTTTGAGTTTGATACCTGTGTTGATTATGGATGTGCGAAAGGTTTCCTTGTAAATGCTCTTCGCATTGTTGGGTGCGATGCATGGGGTGAAGACATCAGTGAGTATGCTGTTGAGAATTGCCACCCTAATGTGAGAGATTATGTATCTCTTCCAAATGACAAAGTTTATGATCTTCTTATTTGTAAAGATGTTCTTGAGCATGTTGAGGTTGAGGATATTCCCTCTGTGCTTCAAAATTTTAAGAAGAAGTCAAATCAGTTTTTCTTTGTAATTCCTCTTGGAGACAATGATAGATTTAGGATTCGAGAGTATGAAGTAGACGTTACTCATGTCACCAAGAAAGATGAAGAGTGGTGGATAAAAATGTTTGAGTCACAAGGTATGGAACTTGTGAAGTTTTCGTATTCTCTTGGATCAATTAAAGAAAAGTGGATTCAACCACATCCTCATGGTAACGGATTTTTTATTTTAAGAACTTGATATGTTAGCGACTGAATTTTTGCATGGACAGGGACTTGGAAATCAATTATTTGCATACGTAACAACTAGAGTTTTAGCTCGTAGATTAGGTTATGACTTTGGTATCAAAGGACTTCAGAGTGCAGGTGACTCCAGAGTAAATAAAAAGGGATTCTACTTTATAAACCTTGACTATGGTAAGGAAGTTCCTGATAATCTTGAAAGATATGACGAATATCGACATGCTCTTAAAACAGACGAATGGTTACGTACTGATATCCGCTTGACTGATAAAAATTTGTTATCTATCCCGGATAATCATATAATTTATGGTAATTTTCAGTCTGAAGATTACTTCTATGATGAGATTGATATTGTTAAAGATTGGTTGAGAATTCGTATTATGTACGAACACGACGAAACAAATGGAAAAAACATTTGTGTTCTTAATTTTCGTGGTGGAGATATGATTGGTAATGCTGGAGCCTTTGTTCCTGCATCATATTGGCATAATGCGATGCAGCATATGTCAGAATATAACCCTAACATGGAGTATTGCATTGTTACCGATGATGTTCAAACTGCTAATAGGATGCTCCCTGACATCCCTGCATATCATGTTGACGTGGCATGGGATTATGTCGCTATCAAGAATGCAAGGAACGTTATATGTACTACCTCCACCTTCTCCTGCTTCCCTCTCTGGACATCCGACAAATTAGAGATGTGCATTGCACCTAAGTATTGGTTCCATCATAATTTGTCTCAAGGATGGTGGAGTCTGGGATGCAGTATTTACAGTTATCCAACATATTATATGGATAGAGATGGCAAACTCTTTACACCAGACGAATGTAGGGTAGAATGGGAAGAGTATAAGAAGACTTCAAACATTTATGATGGGGACTTATGATGCCTAAAATTAATCTACCAGATGTCACATTGATATCTGTAGACACTACTGATGATCTTTTAGGCACTCTTAAGGGTGTCTATACTAGTATGTCCGGCATCAATTATGGTGCTGTCAAATTAATCACTACACAAGAGCAGATTGACAAGAATCCTCACCTTGTAGAAGAAGGTATAACGATGGAAACTCCTGTTCGTGATATCAAAAATTATGTTGACTATAATTATTACGTAATTTATCACCTGCACGAACACGTAGACACTTCACATTGTCTTTTGGTTCAACCAGATGGTTTTGTGTTGTTCCCTGATAAATGGGATGATGAATGGTTAAAGTATGATTATATTGGAGCACCTTGGGCATATGTAGAAGACGCATACATTGATCCATTTGGAAGACACTGGCGTGTTGGTAACGGTGGATTTTCACTGAGGAGTAAAGCTTTCTTAGAAGTTCCCACTAAGGTTGAAGTTCCTTGGGAAACAAACAATAGTGACTTCTACTGGATGCCAGAAGGTGTGGTAAACTATCATGAGGACGGAAACGTCTGTGTTCACAATCGACATATCTTCCAATATCAGGGTATGCAGTATGCACCCGTAGATGTTGCTGTCAGGTTCTCACAGGAAACCAGAGTTCCTGAATCAGAAGGTATCATACCTTTTGGTTTTCACTATAGACTGCCCCCTGGAGTTGAATTAGGATGATTGGTATTATTGGAAATGGTTTTGTTGGTAATGCAGTTTACCAAAACTTTAGAGACAAAGTATCTACAAAGGTATATGATGTAGATAAAAATAGAAGTCTTAATACTTTAGACGAAGTTATTAATCAGGACTTTGTATTTGTATGTCTTCCAACTCCCATGACATCTGATGGCAGTTGTGACATATCAATTCTAGATGAATTTTTTAGTACACTACCCAAGATTGATAATGAAGAAACTATTTTTGTTATTAAATCAACAGTGCCTGTAGGCACAACCAAGAGACTTGCTTTAAATCATAGAGTTATTCATAATCCAGAGTTTCTTACTGCAAGAAATGCAGTAAATGATTTTGTAAATTCTGATAGAAATATTATTGGTGGTGAGAGAGAACTTGCTGAAAAATTTGGAGAAATGTTTTTTCTTAACTTTCGCAATATACCAAGTATGATTGTATCTTCGGATGAGAGTGAGGCAATTAAATATTTTTCTAATACTTTTCTTGCTTACAAAGTGGCATATTTTAATAAAATGTATGACTTCTGTCAAAGTTTTGAACTTGATTATGCTAATGTTGCAAGAGGTGTCTCTGCCGATCATCGCATTGGAACATCTCACACTAAAGTTCCGGGTATAGATAGTGATCGTGGATTTGGTGGAACTTGTTTTCCGAAAGATCTCAACTCTTTGATTGTTCAGATGGAGAGTGCTGGAATAAATGCTGACATGCTTAAAGAAGTATGGAAGTATAATGAACAGATAAGAACTTGTATTGATTGGATAGTAACATGATAGGACATAATCATATCGGTAAGAACGGAAGGTTTGGTAACCAGATGTTTCAGTATGCAGCAACCAGGGGTATTGCACATAATCAAGAGGTTGACTACATCATTCCTGATGGCCCTAAGACAGATGAAGAGTTTAATGATGAGGAGAATCAACATAAACTCTTTATGGCATTCAATATGACTGGTGCTAAGAACATTGGATTGTTAGAAGCACCCTATCGTAAAGAAGCAACTTTTAGATTTGATAGTGAGTTATTTGAAAACTGTGATGACAACTTAAATCTCTATGGTTACTTTCAATCAGAGGAGTATTTTGCTCACATAGAAGATGAGATCCGTGAAGACTTCACATTTAAACCAGAGGTTCAAAAACTGTGCAAAGAAATTTGGAAAGAGATTGTAACTGATGAAGGACACACCGAAGCAATTGCCCTCCATGTACGACGCACTGATCACCTCATCAAACCAACTTTCCATCCAGTCCTCCCCATCTCCTACTATGAAGAGGCACTTAGGAGACTGCCTAAAGACATCCCTGTCTTTGTATTCACGGATGATCCATCGTGGGCGTTCGGACACTCATTCTTTGAATCTGATCGTTTCTTTATCTCTGAGAGTGACAACGTACACGATATGTGCCTCATGTCAATGTGTAACTACAACATCATCGCAAACTCAACCTTTTCTTGGTGGGGAGCATGGCTAGCAGGACATGATAATGTGATTGGCCCTAAACTCTGGTTTGGCCCTGATGGTGAGGATCCTACAGACATTTACATCGATCGTTGGGAGTATCTTGATGTCGCAAATTAGTATTTGTATTCCCACTTATGAATATAAGGGTAGGGGAGTTGAGTTTTTAGCAGAGTTATTTGATTCTATTGAACGTCAAACTTTTATTGACTTTGATATTGTTATCTCTGATCATAGTAAAGATGATGTCATTGAACAGTGGTGTCGTCACTGTCATTATGACTTTGAGATTACATACATTAGAAATCCAAATGGACGTGGTTTTCAGGCACCAAATACAGACTGTGCCATAGAAAATGCTGAGGGTGAAATCATTAAACTGATCTATCAGGATGATGTATTTGTGGATGAGAATGCATTGCAAAAAATCTATGATTCTTTTGAAAGTGGTGCCAAGTGGTTGATTCATGGATTCACTCACACCAAAGATGGTGTTGAAACCCATCGAAACTGTGCTCCAAAGTGGAGTTCTAGAATGCTTGAAGGTGATAATTTACTTGGAAGTCCATCATGCACTGCATATTTAAATGGAGCATATTTGGGTATGGATGATGAGATGAAACTTCTAATTGATACTGAATTGTATCATCGTATGAGAATGAAACATGGTATGCCTCTAATGTTGGATGATATTCTCATCGCAAATCGAGAGCATGATGCTAGAATGAGTTCGGGTGGTGTTAATTATGATGCTACGATTTCAGATTCATCAAGAACTTGGTTGGTAAATAAAGCAGAAATAGATCACATCTATAAGAAACACTCAGAATTTTTTGTGACAAGAAAGTATCCCGATGAAAACTGATTTAACTGACGCAACTTTTATTATTCCAATTCGTATTGAGTCTGAAGATAGACTGAGAAATGTAATTACATCAGTTGCATTTCTTTTAAACAACTTTAACACGAGTATAATCATTAAAGAGGTTGATAAAACATCCGTATTTAAAGAAAGAGCACTTCCTCAACTTGAAAGTTTCTTTGGAGAAGTTAACGTAAAACATATCTTTGAAGAGAGTGATGAACCTTTGTTTCATAGACAAAGAGTTCTTAATGAAATGATTATGGAGGCAGACACTGATATTGTTGTCAATTATGACTGCGATGTGATTCTTCCTATGGAATCTTATGTTACTGCCTACATGGGGATCAAGGAGAAAATTTATGATGTGGTTTATCCATATGGTAGTGGGATGTATCAAAGAAGAGTGAACGCAGAAGACGGAGTGGTGTCTGCCTTTCTTGATAGTAATGATTATAGTTTCCTTGATAGAGCGTCAGACAAACACACTTCTGATTTTGGTTGGGCTCAGTTTTTTAGACGTAGTGTTTATATTAATGGTGGTATGGAGAATGAAAACTTCCGTGCATATGCCCCTGAAGATAAGGAACGATATTTTAGATTTACAACACTGGGATATAAAGTAGGTAGGATTGATAATGTTGTCTATCATTTAGAACACGCAAGGGGAGAAAACTCCTGGTTTACTAATCCTCATATGCAAGATAATCTTCAAGAGTGGGATAAGATTTGTAAGATGGACAAAAAACAACTTTTAGAGTATTATTCTAATCAAAAGTATCTAGAGAAGTATGCTCGCATTTAATCAACTTGGAAACCTAGGTAGACTAGGTAATCAGATGTTTGAGTATGCCGCTCTGCGTGGTATTGCTACTAAACATAATTATGAATGGTGTATTCCTCCATTTAATGCTCAAAGTATTGAGAACTATAGTCTTCACTATTGTTTTAAAATGGAGGATGTTAAGAAACAAAATCTTCAACATAGAAATCTCGGATTTGTTCAGGAAAGGTTCTTTCACTTTGATGAACATCTAGTAGAGAAGTGTCCTGATAATGTCAGTCTTAATGGATTTTTTCAATCTGAAAAATACTTTAAGAATGTAGAAGACATCATACGTAGCGAGTATACTTTTCATGATGAACATCTTGAACCCTGTAAAAAAGTTATGGAGGAGTTCAAAGAACAAGAACCTATTATGCTCCATGTTCGACGAGGTGATCCTAATCTAACTGATCCCCGTGGATTTAAGTGGGCATACACTCAGTGTTCTTCTATGCATCCACCTCAAACCATTGATTATTATGAGAGAGCTCTTGCTGAATTTGATGATAATCAACCCGTGTTTGTATTCTCTGATTCTGTTGATTGGGTAAAGGAACAGGAGTTTTTCTCTGGAGATAGATTTTTAATTTCTGAACCTGTTGATAAATATCCCGATGGTTCTTTTACACCATATGCTGATTTGTGCTTGATGTCTTTATGTTCTCATGCTATCATTGCTAATAGTAGTATGAGTTGGTGGGGAGCCTGGTTACAGACAAACCCCAATAAAAAAATTATTGCTCCGAAGAATTGGTTCGGGCCTGCATATGCAGATAAAGATACTGCTGATCTATACTGTCCTGATTGGATTGTTCTATGAACAGAATTAATGATTATACTGAACTGGAAACTAGGATTATCTCCTGGATTCGTGAATATGCTGATAATAATTTTATCAAAGCACTAGTTGTTGGTGTTTCTGGTGGTATTGATTCAGCTGTAGTCTCTACCCTTTGTGCTAAGACTGGCATTCCAACCTTTGTGTTAACAATGCCTCTTACATCTAAACTGGATAACACTATTCTTTCTACCGCACATGCGACATATCTTAATGATAACTATGATAATGTTGTAACGCAAAATGTTGAACTCTCTAGCACCTATAATCAACTATTGAAATCAATTGATTGGTGGACAGATATTAACGGTGGTGAAAAGGGAACTTATACTTCTAATAGTCTTGCTAATGCAAATACAAAATCAAGACTTCGTATGGTAACTTTGTATCAAGTAGCAGGCACTGTTGGTGGTATTGTTGTAGGAACTGGTAATAAAGTAGAAGATTATGGTATCGGGTTCTACACTAAATATGGTGATGGCGGTGTGGACATTGCACCTATCGCTGATCTGTACAAAACAGAAGTATGGGAACTTGGTAGACACCTAGGTGTCGATCAGCGTATCATTGATGCTGCTCCTACAGATGGATTGTGGGAAGATAGTAGAACTGATGAAGCGCAGGTAGGTGCATCCTATGAGGATCTGGAATGGGTGATGGAGAGTGATATCTTCAGAAACGCAAATCATCCAGAATCTGCAGTTATGTGGAGAGGACAATCACTGACTGAATCACAGCGAAACGCTATTAAACAGTATGGAAAGTTTCACCGTCAGAACAAGCATAAAATGATCTCTATTCCTACATTCAAACTATGAAAATTGGTGTAATTGGTGCGGGGCGACTTGGGATTTGCTTCGCACTTCTTTGTGAACAAGCAGGGTATGATGTATTAGTCTCTGATATTCGCGAAGATTACGTCGCGGATCTTATGGAAAAGAAGATCAAGACTAATGAACCTGATGTTCAAGAATTCCTGAGTCGTTCAATTAATTTCTCAGCCACAACTAGTAACGAAAAAGTAATTCAAGAGTGTGACATCATTTACACTCTGGTAGCAACTCCTTCTCTACCCAGTGGTGACTATGATGTCTCTGCTGTATGGAGAGTTGTTGATGATATTGTAGAGTCTGGTGTTCAAGGAAAGTCTTTCGTAGTCGGATGCACTACGAATCCTGGCGATTGTGAGATGTTCCAAGACAGGCTCACAAAGCACGGTTGGGAAACTTTCTATAACCCAGAATTTATTGCTCAAGGATCTATCATCAAAGATCTCCAGAACGCTGATATGGTTCTGATCGGTGGCAAGTGGGGTAAGACTTTTAATAAGTTGTCAGAACTTTATCATAAGATCCAAGTGACTAAACCTCAGATCAGTCTGATGTCTAGAACCGCCTCAGAGGTGGTTAAAATCGCCACTAACTGCTTCCTTACGACTAAGATTAGTTATGCCAACATGATGGGGCAGGTGCTTGCTCTAGACGGCATGGAAGACGAGATTGATACCGTACTGGATGCCATCGGTGCAGACAGTCGAGTTGGTAAAAAGTATCTAAAGTTTGGTTATGGATTTGGTGGGCCTTGTCTCCCTAGAGATAATCGTGCTTTTGCTGCTTATGCTAAGAGTCTTGGTGTTGAGTATAATTTAGGTGCTACAACTGATAGTTTTAATGAAGTACATAACAAATTCTTGCTTGACTATGTGATTACTAAAAACCACACCAGTCTTCCATTCTACTTTGATTATGTTTCCTACAAGAAAGGAACTGATATTTTGACTGAGAGTCAACAATTTAAACTTTGTAAGGCACTTCTTGATGAGGGTTATACTGTTTACATTAATGACAACGAAACTATTTTAAATCGTGTGAGAGATACACTTTATGATCAATACTATGATAGAGTGAGGTTTGGAGAACCCAAAGAAAAAGTATACAAAGTTGATATCTGATGACTTTTGCTACTACTGATAAAAACAAATCTGCGTTCAAACTCCGCAACTTTGGCCCCATTTACTATTTGAATCTGGATGATCAACCAGAGAGACGAGAGTATATGGAGGATCAATTTAAGTATTGGGAGATTGATAATTATGAACGTATCTCTGCTTACGATGGTAGAGAGGATGACTTAGGGCACGTTATTAAGGGTGCCTATCCTAATATGATGACATCGGGTGAGATTGGATGCACCACTTCTCACCTGAAAGCACTCAAACATTGGTTAGAAACTTCTGACAGTGATTATGCTATAATCATGGAAGATGATTGCAGTCTTGAGACAGTCAAGTGCTGGAACTTCATATGGGACGACTTTGTTGCATATGCTCCATACGACTATGATGTCATTCAACTTGCAATTATTTGTACTGGTGATATTCATGTCAAAATTCATAAGCGGTTTGTGAATGATTTCTCCACCGCTTGCTACATGATCACTAGACGCCACGCACAGAAACTGATAGACTTTCATGTGCGCGGTAACAAATACAAACTGGATAATGGAGTCAAGCCGCGTCCTGTTGCAGATGATTTAATCTACAATTCTGGTAACACTTATTCCATTCCACTTCTTTTGTATAAGACGGACTTAGGTTCTAGCATTCACCCAGAACACATTGATGCTTTCCATGTAGGTAACTACAAAGCACAGTTGAACTACTGGACAACTAACGGTGCAAGGATGAGTATCAGAGAGCAAATGGATTATGATCCATATTTGGGTAGAATTACAGAGAATTCTGCTGCACAACAGGCGGAAAACCCATCCAATTGACAAAAGATTAAAAAAAGGTTAGTATAAATACTTAACCTTTTGTTTTCATTACAAAAGGTAAACGGGGAGATGTCGATTCCCCTTTCATCTGCGGGTAACCATTCCGCAAGTAAACAAACGAGGTAAAACTAATGTTCAAA